GATGAGAAAGCTGAGAAGAAAGTGGAAAGTAAAGGTGAGTCTAAGCGAGAAAGTAAAATGGTTTACGAATACCATCCGTTTGTTGTTGATAACAACGGTGCTAAACTTCCTTTTAAAGCTATTATGGGATTGAGCCCTCTTGGTTTTTTACTCACTACTAATAAGCCCCAAGTGCCGAGTGTTTATCGGCTTTTAACTAATCCTATAAAGCCCGACACCAAACACCTTCTTGAGTTTCTTGTCAGGTCTGATTGGTCAATTGTGCGGAGTATAACTGATGATTTTGGACATAGTCAATGTGATCCAGATAAAGTTTTAGACCCTGAGTTTGTTTATCTTTGCCTTTTACATGGCAGGGAAGACCATCACTCGAGTCCTTTAGCTCCTTTAACAATACCAACCCCTTCCGCATCCATTTCCAACACTCCGGTTCCTTTTTCCCTGGCTCCTTTTACTGAGTCCATGGTTGAAGATGATGATGTTTGGACAGATGAAACTGAATTGCAAGAGCCGTTGCCTATAGGGCCCACAATGAAGCGTGATGATAATTTTAGCGAACTTGTTCAGAAAACCCCGGATGAAAAAGTCATTCGGAGGCCTCCTGCGAAAAATCCATCAACGACTACGGTTACCTCCCCCAGTCTCAGCCTCTCTTCAACGTCAGTTACATCTAGCTCGGTCCAGTTCGACCCGGTACAAGGAGAAGATATACTTGGAGATGCTAATGATTTGCGACCTGCATTGTCAGAATTGAAGGAAGAGAAGAAAATCATTGCTACATCTTCTATTGGTGTTTCTATTTGTATATGCATTGAAGAAAAGCTGTTACCCCTTGATGTTATCGAAAACACTGTTCCCGTTTGTGTGGAAATTAAGAGATGGTATGAAGCAACTCGTCGAGGTGGCAAACCTGGAAAAGCAGCTGAAGAGAATAAAGAGTTCTTTAAAAGGTTTAAGGAACCCTCTCAAGTGACTATTAAAACTGGACATATAGTTTCTTCTGACCCTGACACGCTTGTCACGTTCACGCATTTGTCTGAGCATCAAGTTAACTTGGGTGTGAAACATGCTGTTTCGTATTCTTTCTTCAAAACCCCTTTGTCTTATTCCAGTGTTATCAATATGCCCGACAGATTGGATTTTAAAGCATGGGAAGTATCAGGTTCGCCTGATTACAACCCAGTAATTCTTGCAACATCTCGCAAAGTGCTTAAAACAGATACGATTGCAGTGCTTGATTTTTTCAAGATTACAAAAATTTGTTGGTACCAGATAGTTTATGCGGAAGGTGTTGCGTGTGGAGCACATTCAACTTGCCAGCATATCGCTGATGATGACTTCCATTTGTTTTGCAAACCCTGCGCCACGCCTGTTAATGGCTGTGAAGCTTGCATTCAACCTAACGGTCTTGTTATAAAAGATGGAATTCTTGTCAATTCAACTGGTACTGTTTTTGGTCGTATGAAGCAAGTTGTTTCCTCCAGCATAAGGCAAGCTTGGACTGCTTCTGGTCAAAAGCCTTTTGAAAAGTCACCTTTAACTTACCGTGGGTATGGCGTTGTTGCAGCTGCAATTGCTACTACCATTATTGTTTGTACTCAAATGTCCTCCTCGAAATCGAGTGACGGTGTACTCGAAGGCCCTAAGCTCAAGCGCCCTTCTAAGCGTGGTATTAAGTTCCGCTGGTATGGCACTGATGCTTTAGCACGTCATTCTAAGGATTTTTGGACTGTCATTCTACCTGATGGTTCAAAAGAAGGTACGAAGACTGAGTTAACTCACCAACAGATGCACGAGTTTATTAAAACTGGTACGTTCCTTGGTATGCATGGTGGTACTTTTGATGAGCTTGCAATGAAAAGTTACAATCAAATTATGGCAGATCAAGCTGATTTCTCCGTCATTGAAGCTCCTGAGGATTTTGACCCTTATGAGAATGTTGATCCTTGGGATAACGACCAAGAACTCGATGAAAAGGACGATAAACTTGAGACTGCACGGAAGAAATATACCATCCCCTGTGCTGATTTTCCGCACTACAAGTTTGAAAGCACTCGTAAAACCTTGCAGAGTTTGTTTAATAAGCTCGAAGGTCACACAGGAGGCGTTTCCATCAAAGCAGATGCCTCTGCACTTATCAATATCATTTATGGGTCATATGGCGATCGTAAAGAATGGGAGTTTTCGGGATTAGGTTGCATTGCTTCCGGGCTTAAGGGGCAGTTTCTTATAACTGCTATGCATGTTATTGCAGATTTTAACCTTATTGCGCTCGGTAATGTGGCCAATGGAACTCCTGGTATTGTCTCTTGCAAATTGGCAGAAAAGAGGATTTTTGATAATGATTTGGTTGTGCTGAAGGTCAACACTATCTCTACGAAGTCCGTCACTCTAGCCATTGTTGCACCAGGCACCCAGATTGCTGTTGCTAACCCACGAGAATTGAAAGGTGGTAAACGCACTATTGATGATTATGCTTTTGGAAGATATATTGATGGCCCAAGACCTGCTGAGTTGAGCGAGGTTAAGTGTAATCCTTGCATTCATAGTTGCAAGACCATCGATGGTAGTTCAGGTGCCCCTGTTTTCGCCCTATCTAACGATGGCGCGATGCGTGTATGTGGTGTACACGTAGGTGCAGGTAAAGGTCACAACTATTTCATTCCAATTACTAAGGAGATTTGTGATTACATAGGCACGAAGCCTTTTGTTGACCAAAATTTTATTGAGGAAACTGGGAGAACTGTTTCTAAGAAGTTTGAGTTGTTACCACCTTTACAGATTGTGGCTGACAATAAGAAGAAAACTCTTACTCTCGAGGATTTATCAACAGAATCCAAAGATGAGAAAGTTCTACCTATTCCTAAAGTTAAGCCTGAGAGCCGGAAGAAAAAACCTGCGCACTTGGAAACCGCGATACCAGATACACCTGAACAAATCGAGAAAAAGAAAGCCGCTTTCAAAGCAGAAGCTTTGAAGCTAGCTATCGAGAAAAAGGTTAAGTTTAACGAAACCGGTATTTACAAGTGTGAAGTTAAAGGTTGTGGGTTCAGGTCCAAAGTTGCCGACCCTACTTCATGGCATCAACAAAGGAATTTGTGTGACAAGTTCCAAACAAATTCATGCAAGTTTTCAAAGGAACACTGCCATTTTAAACATGAGCGAAAAAACTTGCCAGTCCCTCCTACTGCTGGCCCCAGTGGGTTGGGACTAACATCTTCAATTCTTCCCTTGGCACCGTCCGTGTAAAACGGCATGAGGCTAAGGACAGGATTACCGGCCCAAATTATTTCTATGAGCGTTTTGTTAAAGATATGAAAGTAGAAGGTTTGGCTCCGCCCGTGGACGTGGCAGGTAAGTACGGTTATCCTCCTCGAGACCGCGATAGTTCGCGTATCTCGTTTTCGAAGTATTGTATGAAATCCGACTTCTCTCTCGTTGATGAGTTAGTCGAGAATCATGCATGGAAGTTAGTTTATGAATTTACAAAGGAACAATTATCTGGTGCGCGTGCAAAAATTTTCACGCGCCAACAAGCCATGGACAACCTAAAAACTAATACAAGCCCTGGTTGGCCTTGGCAATTGAAATATCCCACTAAGAAGAATTATTTTGAGAGTGAGGATTTTAAGATGTTTTATCCAAAGTATGAAGCATCTATGTCTACGGAAAATCCGATAGATTTGGGCAACACCCTTTTCCTCAAACACGAAATGCGTGAGAGTAAAAAATGTGGTGCAGGGCAAGCTCGCGCTGTCTTTTGCGCTGATGCTAATGCCGTTTTGTTGGGTGTTCAACACCGACGACCTTTGGACGAATGCATATTTAATACACACGAGAAGATTTTTCTTGGCACTGGCTTATTCGCGCCAGGCATGACACCTTTTGCTGGTGGCTTTGAACGTATTGTGCGTCGTTTTTCGGGTAAGAAATGTTTTGAGATGGATATGAGCGCATGTGACTCTAGCATGGCATATCGCATTCAAAAGCGGATCCGTGATTTGCGTTTAGCGTTTATGGATGATATAGATCCAGACGTTGAACTTATCATGGCGAATATGTATAGGAATAATGCACGTACCTGGTGTATATTCCCGGATGGCATGATGGCTAATCGTGATACTGGCAACCCTAGTGGGCAGCCCACGACTACTTTTGACAATTGCATTTTTGTTGCTTTTATAATTATGTATTGTTATTGTAAAGTTAAGAAGATCATGCCTAGTTTTGAAATCATGCGTGAGATATTGTCTCTCATGATTTTTGGTGATGATTGTGTTATTGGTTTCCCACCTAACCATGAAATTGACATGGATGAGTTTAGGTTTATTGCCTTGACACATTTTGGTGTAATTTTTACCTGTTCCAATGCTTCAACGATTACCGATTTGAAGTGGTTCAATTGCACTTTCGGAAGGATGCGCCTTTTTGGTCAGTTGACCTGGGTGCCTGTTATTGATATTGAGAAGATGGTCGCTTCCCTCTGGATTGGAGGTGAAGTCAAAGATACCTATGATGCAACTGTGGAACGAGTTTGCTCACTGCGAATGAGTGCATTTGGCAGTAAAGCTGCTTTCTTTTGGGTTAGCCTATATTTGAAGTGGCTGCTACAGTTGGACCCTCAGCATAGAGTTCATGTTCACTCTTGGACCGAATTAAGTGTATTGTACACTGGCTCAGAAATAGCACATCTCCGTTCACCGCGCGTGGATTGGGACCCTGTATCGGCGGGGCCAGCATCTCCGATAGATGCTGAAAATAGCTTATTTCTAGACCAATGTCAGGAACAGCTCAAAAACGATATAATAACAAATTTCGAAAACACCGTAATGCAAGGCTCCTTGAAGATGAATTCAAGTCCCTTGACAAACATCTCAAACGTGGGGAAACTCCAAAATTCGCAACCAAGAACTTCTCCGACCGCGCGGTCAGAGCACTCGTTGAACCAATTGTTCGCACAGGAATTGCAGCGACAGGCTCATTCCGTAATAATGCGAGCCCTTCAAAAGGAAGAGTTGCGATTAAGGGAGTGGAGAGAAAGCGACTTAAATCGGGTATTCCCAAGGGTACTGTCGTTAGGTTTATCCCTCCACATGAGAACAATGAGAACCTACTTGGAGGACGTAAGCGAAAGAAGCAGGGTGGCAAACGCAAAGGGGTGGCTGTTGCCTATACGCGACGAAACCATCGCTCCTTCTCCAAAACGGAGATGCGTGGCGATTCTATGCTTTTACACGGCAGTGATCGTCTTGTCCAACTTGTTATCAATCCACCTGGTTCTGAGCAAACTACTTGTAATTACCCTGGTTTTGTGCTCTTTGAAATGGAAATTAACCCCAGTCTTGTGGGAGAACGAGGACGAACCCTTGCCCGCACCTACGAGATGTTTGAATTTCTCGAGGTTAAAGTATGGATGGAACCGTCACGTCCTACTTCCACTGCTGGCAGTATTGCTGGATTCTTTGATCGTGATCCTATCGATACCTTTGATGGTAAATCGGGTCTTAAGGATGCTGCTACTCACAAATCTTTTGCGTCTTATCAGATTTGGCAGACTGCTACCTGGCAGATGCCTAAAGTTCGTGGAAAGTATTTCATACAACAAGGTGGCACTAGTAATGCTGATATCCGCCAGCAGAATCAAGCAACCTTCCGAATTATGGTTGATATCCCTATGGATTGGTCTGATCTTCCAACAGACCTTTCGAATACACCTTTTACCATCGGCTCCGTTTATATCTCATATACGGTCAAGCTTAGTAAACCTACTATACAAATGCCTTTTGTCGGAACAGAAGATCAATTTTACCTCGCTGGTGCTAATCCTAGTGGCGGCTTACCAAATAGCGCCAGCCCGGGCGCAGGTTGGGTATTTCCTTTACTTGATTATACTCCAACTCCAACACAAGTCACTCCTTACCCTGCAGATCTATCCTACCCTGTTGTGCCGTTTAGTACCGGAGGCGTCGAGTATGGCTTGTTTCCCTGGCCTAGCGTTGGTAACTATGCTGGAGCTGCTTACATTTATGTTCAACCTGGCACCTATGTATGGTCTATGTCGTTCAACTATTTGTACACTCCTGCTGCCGTTGGTGACTTCTTGGTATTCGAGCCTTCTTACACAACGGACCCATCGGTTGCATTTAATCCTTTGCGCGCAGCAATTAACGGTGGCCCTAATACTACGAATGCCAATATTGGGGGGATCCCATCCGTTGGATTCGCCTACAATAATCCAATGATTTACAATACCACAGCGACTAGTATGTCTGGCATGTATACTGTTGGATTCCGATTTAGTATCCCTGTTGGAATTTACATTGTTCCAGTGATGCTTTCGTCTTCTCAAAGTACCACTAAACCTAGCTTTTTGGTCTCGAACCTTTTGATTAGCGTGACTGCATCTAATTCATTACCTTGGGAACAGTTTGCTTCTGCGCCTCCTTTGACTTTGCCTGCTTCATTGAATACGCGTCTCCTTGAGATGGAAGGTAAGCTTAATTCTATGATGAGCGAAGGTAAAGAGGAAAAGAAATTTCGAAACGAACCCTCTGATGATGATGAACCTGAACCTGTGATTCCTATCCGAGTGTCTGAGATGCCTTTGCCCCCAAAACGCAATCGCATTGTCCTTAGTGGTTTTACCACTTCCCCCCCAGGTTCCTTGAAAGGCGGTGGACTTAGTTCCACTTAACTTTGGGGTTTTATTTTTTTTATACCTCAATTGTAGCCACGACTGCGACTCGCACCC